TATAATAGATGATACAAAGCTGTTTCCACCAGTAATACCTTCAACATCAGTGATGAGGTTATTAAACTGAACTCTAAATTCTTCTAGACTGTCACTAGGCAGAATTGCACTTGATTCTATTGTCATTATTTGTTACCCACTAACTTTTTTAAGAGTGATTTTATTTCATACATCTCTGACTTTAATGTATTTATATCTCTTGTGGTGTCTCTTATTGTATCTCTTGCTTTTTGTGCTTCTGCAGCTCTTTGTTTTGCTTTATCATAAGCACTACGATTACGATTTACTATTGCACCAGAATTCAAATCTCTTGATAAATCAGGATGTCCTTCTACCTTAATAAAATTCTTTTCCATCTTATGTCACCAAGGCCATTGATCTGAATTCTTTAATTCTTGGTGGTTCAGCTGAATTTGTTCCTTGCATAACAATTTTTATTTGGAATGCAATAAACTCATCTAGTGGTTCACCAATACCGTCATCTGTAACACCACCAGTATAAACATATTCTCTAAAGTCTTGATTATCAGCAGAAGCTGGAATAGTTTCATCAGACGAACCATCTGTATTAAAGTGTGTATAACCAAGATCATCAAAGTCAGCTGCATCATCTGTTCTTAGAAGTTTAAATAAAACTTTAATTTCAGAGGTTGCTGGTCTATGAGCAGCAAATAATACTTTCAAGGCGCTTGCAGGGTTTTCTAGTGCAATTTGTTTTGTGATATAAATTGCAGCATTGTTATCACCTTCTGGTTCTGTTGAAGAGAAGAAATCTGTTGTTGGATAAACATCTGATGATGCATCCACATTATCCAACCTATTAGAGATTGCAAGTAAAGTTGTTCTTTGCAAATCAATAACGGGAGAAATAGTAGTAGATGTTGTTGTTAATGTTATTGGTACAAATAAAGATTTTATTCCACTTAGTTCATTAGTTTCATTAATACTAGAACACGCCATGTGTGGTAAGTCAAATTTATAATTATCATTTAATGGTATTGTTTTTGCATTTGCAGCACTCAAGGTAGAGAAAGAAGTTTGAGCTCCCCCAGCACTTGTTGCAGTTGTAGGTCTAATACTAGTTGCAATTGTCGTTCCTGGCAACTCCAAAGCTCCAATCATAGTGTGTGTATAATCTATGATAGCATTTTCTGTAGCAGTTATAACACTACCACCAATTTCAGCAACACCACTTTTAGTAAATTTCAAAACAACATTATCACTTATTGATTGTGTAGAACTTAGTACTAGAGTATTTTGATCTGTCACTGTAGTAACTGTTACTGTTCCACTAACTCCAGTTCCAGTAACAACCATTCCTGTTTCAATAGTTCCTCTATTACCATCTACTACCAGAGCAGTTGTACTACTGATTGCACTATTGACTAGTGCTGTAGCACCATCAATAACAGGAGAAGATGATAGCGTTATTGTATAACTATCAGTTCCAATATTTGTAAGTGATGTGTGCGTTTTATTAATTTCTGTTAAAGGAACTCTATGTATCATATAAAGTTCAACAGTTGCCCCGTCAGCATGAGTAGCTGCAGTTGTACTATTTTCTCCTCTAGAAACAACAGAAACCGCATTTGTAGATATTGTAGTATACTTCATTATCTCATCATCAATTTTAATATACCATTCTGATGATGCATCATTCGCATATTTTCCAGTAGTGTCATCAAAGTTAGTTCCACTGGTTAGAGTTAATGTTGTAGCCGCAGCAGTTATAGCACCATTAAGTGTCGTAGAAGCACCAGACTTAACATCAGCAATAGTAACATTATTACTAGTAGAATACATATGGTGATCTATGTGTTTAACTTTTACAACCGTACTACCATCTTCTATTAATATAGAGTTTGCACCCAAAGTTCTTACAGGAAGTGCTGTATTTTGCATAGTTAGAGTTCCACTGTCCCCAGCAGTAAATTTTGCGGTCTTTAATTTAAACTTCAAATCTTCTAGGAAAGATGGAGCCCAAGCAGTATTATTACTAGACTTAAATAAAACACCAGTATGAGGTTGTTCAGATATAGTTCTTGTACCACCAATATCTGTCTCTCCCATTCTCGCAATCCAAACTTTATATTGTTCTGAAGCTGATAATACTGTTATGCAATACTCAGTGCCAGGCTGTACATATACTGGAGATGCAAAGGTAAATGTTGTTGCAGTTGCTCCATCAGCTGATGTATTGATATCTGATGCATCTTTAATTACCCTACCAAATGGTAATATCTTTTTGCCTGGATAACCGTTAATAACATTTCTAAGTTCTACTCTCATTGGAAGAGTTTCATCTTTATTGGAGAAATAGAGATCAAGAGAAGTAATAAATCTTCCATCAGAACCTTCTACTCCTTGCACAGTAAATGTTTGAGAAAGAGGATCATCGCCGCCGCCGGTGTCGGCATTGCCAGTAGACCAATCTGTACGTTCAAATGTTCCTATTATTCTACTGCTGGTAGATGATGAGGAAGTAGTTTGATTTACTGTTGTTTGTGCAACTATAGCATTTCTAGTTGCAATAATTGTCTCTTGTTCTGTTTCAATAATACCTTTAGCAGAATATATTGCATTTCCGCCAGTAGTAAGAGCATCCGTTAGTGTGTCAGTAGTAGAATTGGTATCATCTAAAGCATCACTTCCAGTAAGATTTTTAGAACTTGATGTTAATCTAAACTGAACTTCTCCAGTTGAAAATTTAAGATTACCAGATACTTTTGGGTCTGGTATTACAAAGGTTCCTTCAATTTTACCAACAACTGTTGTTACTAAGGGACTTGCAGCAATAATAGTTGTGTCTGTTGAATATGTACTACTTAAAGGAGTAACATGAGCATTTACATTTATTCTATCAAAGAATACATATAGTCTTGTATTTGGTCTAAACCCTGTACCAGTGAAAGTTATAGTACGAGCTCGTAGTACAGGAATAATAGCCCTACTGACTACACGAAACCCCTGTGTTTCTCTATCAAGTTGTTCAATAACTTCAGTACGCATTCCAGACCTAGTCATATCTGTTCTGACTGTAGTAGTTGTTCTTATCACCCCGCCGGTTTGCGCTGTACCCTCACGGCGAGTAGAACTGCTAACAACACCTGCCCACTGTGTTTGGTGAGGATTCCAGACAGTTCCTAATTGGTTTTCAGCCGCAGATGTAACCGCATCAAAGTTACCATCAACATTAATAACAAGTTCTGGAGCTACTTCTGTTTCAAACCACTCATCACTATCAGGCGATAATTCAATTGTACCAACCCATCCGTGAGATAAATATGGTGTTACTTTTTCAATTCTTGATGCATAAGGTTGTTCTGAAAAAGTTTCTTCTGTATAAGGAAGAGTTATAAGATCACCAGTTTTTTGATAACCAGCATTAGTTCTCTCTACATCCGTAGAAACACTTTCTTCTAAGAACAAACCTTTAGTTACGTGTTTAGGACGTAAATGACCAAGTTGCATATCCATAGCGCATTTATAATCTTTATGTTCAACGTCACCAAGTCTGTGGCCACTAAAGTTATCAACTACAAAACCAGACTTAAATCTACTAAGACCATTTGCATCTGTAACCTCAAAAGATTCAGCATCCCTCTCTAATAAATTAAGAGCAGTATAATACTCAACATGATCAAGCCGTCTTTCTAATTCACCAATGTCCTTCATGGTAAACCGTTGATTTTTCTCTCTTGTTATTTGTACGTCAGTAGGTTTAAATGTAAATGCTGGTAAAAATAATGTTGCTAGTTTCATAGATACATCTGGAGATTTTGGTGAAATTGGTTGTTCTGCACCAACACCCTCAACAACATTAATTTCACCACCAGAATTCATAGATAATACAGCAATTTTTGATAAATAGAATTCAAAATCACTTTGAATACTTGATCCAGGCTTACAAACATCTACAGTAGAAGAACCAGTTCCATCATATTGTCTATGATAGAAGTCAAAAGAGTTTCCTGTAATTTCATCTATAGTTGATAGTGTAGATGATGTTCCTGATATATCTTCAACTCTTGGACGGAAATCGTATGTATCCATAAGAGGAAAATCACCAGAAGGTTTGGGAGCATCTGGATCAATTTTCGTTGCAGAATATGTTGGAATATCTTCATAGTCCATCTGATTTGCAACATCAGTATAAGAATCAACTGTCATTACATCACCAGAACCATGTTCCAAATAATCATGGATTATTAACAAACGTCCAGTTGGAGTTGAACTACCAGGCCTTCTTACAATTCTAGCAATATCATAATAGTTATCTCGTTGTCCAGTATCTAGAGTATACCTACTTGTAACAACATCACTACCAACAGTTGTTGCTGAAACTATTGCAGTTGCCGCAGAAGATTCTCCTGTTATTGTATCAGAAGTATTAAAGTCAGAGTTGTTTGTAGAGATGTAACTAATAGGACTTGATGTGCCAATAATTCTTCCTGTAGCATCAGAAGAAGAACCAGTTATTTTTTCACCTCTTGTAAATGTTCCTGTAATTGTTCCTACAGTTAAAGTGGGAGCAGCTGCATCCACAGTTACATCTTCTGAGTCAAATACTGCGGCCAAATTAAATACATCAGCTCTTCCCAGTGATATAGTTTTATCTGTCGGCCTTGTACCAAATGCATCTGTTGTACCAGTTGTAACCTTAATTTGTTTCATAAGGTTAGTTGTTTTTGTTTTATGTGATACTGAGGTTTTAAGGATTGTTGCAAACAATTTAACTTTTGCAGAATCAGCAAGAATAGTATCGTCTGTAACTGTAAGTGCAGCAGTACCAGTTCCAGAAGTTTTTCCTGATAAAGTTACAAGATCACCTTGAACTCCAGTACCATCTCCTGCTGTAAGAATTGATAATGTGTAATCTTTTTCTGCAAAAGATACAAATGTTTCATTTGAACCAGCAGAGAATGTTACAACACCAGAAGAGTTTGTTGATGCCACAAACTGCCTTCTTACTGTATATTGAGTATCGGTTGCTCCACTATTACTAGTAGTTAAAAGTGTTTTAACAACCTTCTTTGGAAGCTTAAACATAGCCCTATTTTTTTGTGCATCTTTAAGTCGTGCAAAAGTAGGAGTTTCTCTACCAATAGCTTCAATACCAAGGGATTCTTCTTCAATTATATCATCACCAGTATCAGAACCATTTGCATCTGTAGCATTCAAAGTAATAGAACCTTCTTCACCAGATGCAGCCTCTAATACAAAGTCTGCTGTAAAGTCTTGTCCACTATCAGCGTCTTGCATATACACTGATCTCAAATCAGAGAAAGTATATGATGTTACTACGGTAACTGTAATATCTGCATTTGCAACAGTTTCAATAATTCCACCTGTCTCTGCTGAATCAGATGCTATGAGTGTTTCTCCAGTAGTGAATGTTCCAGAAACATTTGTCAAATTAATACTCGTTGAAGAAGTACCAGAAGAATAAACAAATCCAGTTGCACCAGAAGAAGAACCAGTAATGAAAACACCACCATTTGCATGAGAGGCAACCAATGTAGGACTTGGTGTTCCACTTAATGTTAAATTTGTGAATGGGCGTATATCAAACATATAAAGTTTGTATATAGAAGTATTATTAGAAGAACTTGCTCCAGCTGCACCAGATGAATATTCTATTGATCTTGCGCGAGCAACACCAATCAAATCTCCTCTTGCTGTACCTCTAGTAAGAATAGTATCATCATATAATTCTAAAGTTTTAAATGCTGTAGATTCACCACTAATAAATGTTACATCAGGTGTTCCAAAAATGTTTGTAATAAATGCATAGTTACCCAAATCAAAAGTGGATACACCAGCATTAACCGTATCAAAATCTCTTGCTTTATTAATGTCTTTAAACGATGGCGCAATTTTTTCTATTTCATAACCACCAATATATGCCTTGCCCGGGCTTACTTGTAATGACAATAAACTTGAACTTGCAGTATTTCCATCATCTGTTGTATCGCCGTTTGTAAATGTACCAATAAACTCTTCATTACGAACACTAGTTGTAACAGACTCTTTTGAAGAAAATTGAAAAGGCCTTACTGTATAGTTGCCTGATTCATCAAATGTCCTTCTTGCAAGAGTTTGTTCTAAAACAGAATATTCTGTAGTTCTGACTTGTGATTGTATAATACCATCTTTTACATTCATTATTTCTACAAATGTACTGTCTGCTACTGAATCTCTATCAAGTTTAGCTAATGACAGACTAACCTGTAAACGATGAGCACCTTTTGCTGCAAAGTTTGAAGAACCTGTAGAATTATCTAAAAGAGTTGTATCTGATTCTGGAGTAACAAGAGTCTCTGATACTGTAAATCCAACACGATAAGATGGGGAGCTATCATACTTATCAAGAACAAAAGTTTCTGCTGTACAAACAGTAAACATACCACGAATATAATATACACCACTTTGTATAGTTACTGCCGAGCCTTGTCTAGAAGCTGGACCTGTGGAACTTGCAAGATTTGCAGCAGTCGATCCTGTCGCGGCACTAAAGGATGATGTGAAAGTTGTTGCAGACGCAACACTAGAAGAATAAGATGTGGTGTGAGTTATACCAGCATTTGCAGAAATATTTTCTCCATCAGCAAACACAGCAGTAATATTATCAGTGCCTGTTGAAAGATATCTAAGATAAAGAGTAGGCTGATCTGTTGTTGTTGCAACATCATACCCCACAACAACAGCAGTAACACCAGAAGTTGCACCAGTAAGAGTAACAGGTGTAGTTGCGTTATAATATTGTGATGGGTCTACGTTTTCAGATGCAAAAGTTGATACAAGTTTTAGAGAATAATAATTTGTATTTAATACAGATTGGCCTGGAATAACCATAGCACCTTCAGCAAAAACATGACTACCAAATTTCTCTATCTGATTTTGAAGTGTTGATTGTAGTTGTGTTAATTCTCTAGCTTGAATAGCAAAGCCAGGACGAAATAATACTCTATTAAAATTATCTGTTTCATCAAAATCATCGTAATAGGGAGAAACATTTAAATCTGTTTTTTGTACCATATTATTAGAACTCCACTATAATTTTGATATCTTCTGTTTGATCTGTAGCTCTTGATATTGGTTTGCGATTTTCTCTATAAATAATATTTCCACTATCTGGTTGAAGTTCTGGATTTGCAAACCCATTAGTAAACGTGATAGTATTCCCACCTTCCAAACTTACTGCTGAATCAGCAGTTAAGTCTGGTGTACCTGTTGCAGAAGAACTAGCTCCTGTGACCGTATTTGCCCCAGAGAATACGTTATAAGCACCAGTTGCACTTAATGTACCATATCCACCATATTTTTCCTGTTGATAATAAAGAATTTGAAGTGTAGAATCATATTCAACAACTGTACCAGTTGCAACAACA